TTCAAGGAGGTGCTATTTAACACCCGATTCGTGTAAAGTAAACGAGCGTTTGAAAGATTGACTTCTTCCAATCGCTCTTTAAGATGTAAAATTGTTTTTTGTAAGTTGGACTTTTGTTGTTTTAATTCATTAACTTGGTTGACATACATGCCAGTTTCTTCACGGGCTTTTTGTAGTGCCTCGTGCTCTTCAGCAAGTTCATCGTCCTTGAGGGCAGCGAGTGTCACCTTCTGTCCTTCAAGATTACGATCAGTGGGGGTTGAGCGTCCTCCCAAACCTTGGTCTGGAATACCTACATCTACCTTAAGTTCTTCAGCAATAGCATCAAGAATTTCTTCGTCAAGCTCAATCTCTTCATCAAGATCGGTTTCTTCCCCTTCGGTTTCAAGCGCTTCCTCAATTTCTTCTTCGAGGGTGTCAGCAAGATCCTCGTGAGACTCTTCAACAGGCTCTTCCTCCTCGGACAAAGCACGCTCTAATGCTTCAAGATCTAAACGAACCATTACAGGCTCGTCACCTTCCTCCACAGCAAAGGGAACTTCCTCTAATGCTGGACTTTCCTCCTCTTCAAGGGTGTCTTCTTCTTGTTCTAAAAGAGAGTTGACGGCATCCCTGACTTCGGAGGA